CACTTGGGTTATCCCATTCACTCCATGATATGTTAATTCCTCTGCGATCATTCGCATCAGTAGCATCATAATTACCCGAATGAACGTATGCATATGCCACTGGAAGAATTTCAGTGGAAGAAGAACTACTACCAATCGTTTTTGTAGGTGTTGATGCATAAATAATTAAAGTAGCAGAGAAAACGTCTGGACCACTACCCCCTGACCATGTTGCAGTAAATCCGGTTGTAGTTTTATTATAAATATATAGAGCATTAGTATTTTCGTAATTTCTATCAGTGACAACCGCATAGTTAGTGTCTGCCATCGGAGTATCAAATGTAAAAGTGTGATCTCCCCAAGAATCACCGGTTTGTACCGGATTAGGCGTCGCCCCATCCCATGTCCATGATATGTTAACTCCTCTGCGATCATTCGCATCAGTAGCATTATAATTACCCAAATGAACGTATGCATATGCCACTGGAAGAATTTCAGTGGAAGAAGAACTACTATCAATCGTTTTTGTAGGTGTTGATGCATAAATAATTAAAGTACCAGAGAAAACGTTTGGACCACTACCCCCTGACCATTCTGCTGTAAATCCGGCTGTAGTTTTATTATAAATATATAGAGAATTCGTATTTTCGTAATTTCTATCGGTGACAACCGCATAGTTAGTGTCTGCCATCGGAGTATCAAATGTAAAAGTGTGATCTCCCCAAGAATCACCGGTTTGTACCGGATTAGGCGTCGCCCCATCCCATGTCCATGATATGTTAACTCCTCTGCGATCATTCGCATCAGTAGCATTATAATTACCCAAATGAACGTATGCATATGCCACTGGAAGAATTTCAGTGGAAGTTGTAATTGATCCGGTCAGACTTGGAAAAGAATTAGTACCAACACTATCCGTAAATTGAGGAGCAATGTTATCATTAATTTTAATTTTTTGAGTCTTTTGTGATAAATTACCTACAGCATCTTTAGCAGTCCACTTAACGGTTAATCCCTCATTTGTATTAGTACTTGTATTCAAACTATCAGTATAATGTAATTCAACATTTTGCATATTAAATCCACTTGTTACATGACCACCCGGCGCAGTGTCCTCATCTCCATCAAAATCTCCTACTACAGCCCAATTACCTGCAGAACCTGATATACGTACATTATTAGCATTAAGAAATTCCCATATCATTTTTGGTTCATCTTGTCCAGCTTGCAACTGAGCATCCGCAAAATCAGGAACTCTTAAATCAAAAGTGACTGTCTGCGCATCAATACTACTTCCCAGTTGTAATTCTATTGGGTCGTCCAAAGCAGAACCATTGTATTCGAGAGTAATGTCGGGTCCGTAATTATCCTGTATATATATTATTGTATCACGAATATTCTGACCAGAAGTTTGATTATTCGTATCAATTGAACCGTCTCGTGCTGAATTCCCTGCAAGATCCCTCGCATCCCATTCTATTTTATAGGGAGACTTGCTAAGTTCAAGAGTAAAAGATCCACCACCTAATGGTAAATTTGAATTAATGTCATTGGTGCCATGCCAACCCGTGTAACTTGTACTATCAACATAATTACCATTTGCGTCAGTTTCCAAAAGTCTGTATCTATATGTAATCGGATGGTCTGATGGCGCGCTAGAATAAAAATTATCATTTGGTATATTCATAAAATCCGATATTTTCGGGGAGTAGTTAGATATAGACGTTGCTGGTTCTACTATTATCAGTGTAATGTTATCTGAATTAGGAAGCATATTTAATTGTGGCGGATATCCATCAAGTATATCAATATATGTGTATTTTGCAGGGCTCTCATTTCCACTATTATCTATCGCGTACCATTCGATTCTATAAGGAGAACCGGAGCCATTTGGTCCATATCCGCCATTAGTATCTCTAAAGTACATATTGAATACAATTGTATCAGTTAACATTCCATTTCCATTTTGACCGGATACTGGTGTGTCATAATCATTTGTTGTTGAAGAATTTAGTTTCCAATAAATTGTTTGAATTGAACTATCGACATTATCAGATACACTACTTATTTCATCACTAATTTTTACTGAAACCTGTGTAAAAGTCTCTACTGTTGTTATGTATTTTGTAAGAGACGTTGCATTGAGACCATTTGTTAATACAACAGTTGGAGGATAAGAATCTGTTACAGTAATTATTTGGTCTTTAGTGGTCGTATTCCCCATAGCATCTGTAGCAGTCCATGTTATTTTATTACTATAAGTAACGGAGTCCGATAATGCTAATTTATCACAATAAATATGAAAACTTCTTTGCTCACCCGGAGCCATCCCGTTGTTTTGACTCGCAGAATCATATAGAGATCCCGTATTAGCATTTCTATAAGTATAATGTACTACATTAATCGGTACAGCCACAACACCTGTACCTACGTTATCTTGTACTGATGGCGCCTCCACTAAAACTGTCTCATAATTTTGAAGACTTGTAATAGTTGTGTTCGAGACATCTGGTTCTAAAGTTATAACGGGACCTTGTGTGTCTGCTGTAGATTTGGGGGCATTTATGTCAAAAAATAATTTATTTAATCCCGAAATATCATCAAAAATATCGCCATTATTAAGCCCATTTGATTTAAAACTTGAATTATTCCATCCGCTGTCTACTTTTATTATAACAATACCCGAATAATAATCTATTGAATTCTCCGTCACTTTGGTATCATAACTGTAAACATCTATCATATTTCCAGTTGCATCGTCCTCGGAATAATAATTAAATGTAATAGGATAATCCACCGGAACATTAAATTGATAAACCCCCTCTATGTCTGGACCATTTGCGTCCACACCACTTGGAACGGTTATGTGACCCACGAGCTCACTGGAACTTGAGTACAATTCTATATCATCGTTTATATTGACAACTCCTCTCCCTGAACTCACATTAGTCGTTCCATTTATTATAAAATACAACGGCGATGCCCCGCCATAGGTCGGATCGTTCACATCGAGTATTAGGTCATTGTTAGCATCAATTTCAAAGACAATCATAGTTGTTGTATTAACTGCAGCTCCTGCTGCATTATACCTTTGATACCTCACATAACCTGTTGATTGATTAACGTTTACGTAATATTGACCATTTGCAAACCAGAGACCCGAAGTATGCATAGAAATTTGTGCTGGAGGCGTTCCCGAAAAGTCTGTTGGCGAAGGAGCTACACCTATATTTAGACCTATCTTATCATAGTTGTTAACATTCAAATCCGTACCATTATGATCAAATTTATATCTCCATGTATTATTACCTATGTCATGAACACTAAGATTTATTAAGGTATTTTGGGGTAAGGGAATAACAGTCTCCATTTCTGGCTCTGGTTCCGGCTCTGGTTCAGGCTCTGGCTCCGGTTCGGGTTCAGGTTCAGGTTCTGGCTCCGGTTCGGGTTCAGGCTCTGGCTCCGGTTCTGGCTCCGGTTCTGGTTCTGGCTCCGGTTCTGGCTCTGGTTCCGGTTCTGGTTCCGGTTCTGGCTCTGGCTCAGGTTCGGCTTGATCAACATAAATATTTATTGTTTGTATAACTTCTTGTCTTCCGTTTGGAGCATTATTATCGATTAATTTTAGTCTTACTATATAGGTCCGGCTTTCATCCTCGTCATGAGGTATACCATATAACCTTTTGCTTGTTTCATCCCAAATAAGCCATGGTATCGGATTTTTATTATAATCAATAACCCCATTTGTATAAATGTAATTAGCTGAATTGCCAGCATGTACATGTGGATTACCAAGATTATCAACAAGATCAGAATGTAAACCTGCAAGTGTATTATTCGCAGGACCTTTCTCGAAACCATCCGCTGTTGTTGGATATTCAACTATAATATTACTAACCTCATTACTGTTTGCATCTTTCCCCTCAGGAAAATACTCATACAATTGCCTTGGTCTAACCCCAACAAGTGGATTAACTCCATCACTCCAGAAATGTAACTCTGCTTCTGGCTCTGGCTCTGGTTCTGGTTCCGGTTCTGGTTCGGGTTCTGGTTCTGGCTCCGGTTCCGGTTCTGGTTCTGGCGGAAGTTGATAACAAGAAGCAGAAAATTTTATTCTATTTTGCCCACCCATAAATCCTTTGCCCTTAACATGATAACTGATTGTTCCAAAAGTATCATTAATTTGATTAGTATCAGATGGTATTTCAATTTTTATCTTACCAGAATAATAATTAATTATTATCCCTTCTACTGTTCCTACTCCTTCTGACTGTCCCTGACCTGCAACAATCGTTATAACAAATTTTGAATTTTCAGATACTGTATCTGCTATAACAAAGCCGAGTGGAATATCAGATGGTATATCTAATATATATTCACCAGTATTTAATCCTATGTTATCATATAAATTATATGATATTGAATTAAATTCAATCAGTCCATTCAGAGCAACACTATTAATTGATTGTTGGCTTAAACATTGTACAATAGTATTATCCGGTTCTGGTTGTCCAACTGCCCAATCACCTCCCACAAAAGAAACTACATTGATTAGATATGAATTTTTATCATAGATTCTATGATCAATCGAAATGTTTTGAGTTCTTTCAAGAATCACTTCAATATTTTCAAGAGCTTGTTGGTTTAGAGAGTTTGGAAAATTAGCTGTAATTATTATTTCTTGATCTTCAAATAATTTAATCGCATCACTCTGATATGTACTAAAAATTATACTTTTATCACCATAATCATTCCATAATGTTTGTAAATCTTGACTGTTAATACCTTCTGCATTAGATATAAAACCATTAATCTGACCATCTTGATCCGTTTCTCTATATCCCGTTATAGAGGCTATATCTGAATTCCATGCGTAATTATTTGCATATATTAGAGAAACTTTTGATAAAAAGGTATATTCTGTATCTAATACATTATGTGGAACTTTTAAAATCAGATCTCCAGTATTTTGATTTATTTCCAGATAGAATGATTCAATTTCTGGTTCTGGCTCAGGTTCAGGCTCGGGTTCCGGTTCTGGCTCTGGTGCCGGTTCAGGCTCCGGTTCTTTTGGAGCCTCTATAATTCCAGTGCGAATTCCTTCCTCTATATGCCATTTTTTAAGATTCCAACCCTTCGCTTTATTCAATGTGTACTGTGAATGATTCCCATGTCTTGTACGTTTATCACCTTCCCGTGCAGAAACAATACACTTTTTATCATCAATATTATCTCCTTGTTTCCTTGCGGGCATTACTATTAGTTGGATATTAATGATATGGTGGAATTAACGTAATTCAGCTTTGGACCTGTTTCTCTTTGTTCCCATGAAAGATTTGTTAATTCACCACTATGTACTTTCACATGACACTTTTTACATAATACAACCAAATTATGCATATTATTCTTATGAAAATTATCTATAAACCCGTCACTATTCGCCATACATTGCATATTAATATGGTGTGTATCCAATGGAAGTGAAGTTTCATTTTGTGGACTATATGCACATATCTCACACTGACGGACAAATAAATTGCTATTATATCTAGAACGACTCTGTTTTACACTTGACTTTCTTTTTACACCATTTCTTTTTAACATTTTAAGAAATAACCCGTCCTTAAATAATTTTGAAGCAACCTTTGTACCATAGTCTCTGTTTTCTGGTGCCCCAGAGGTAATCTTTCTATCAAAAATTAACTCTCCATTATCTCCTTCACGTATCTTTAGATGTATTACCTTCAAACAATTCATATCCCCTATCGTATCCAATAATTCAAACAGGTGTGTTGCAAAAATATAACTTGTTTTTTTTAGTTCTAACCATTGTAACATAGTTGTTACAATTTGAGTTGCAGACTCCCTTTCAGTTGATGCGCAAAACTCATCGGCAAGAACAAGTGTCTTATTACACGCATATTGTACACACTTATCCGCTTCAGTAATTTCACATATAAATGAACTATGTGCTTCAAACAAATTATCCGAATTACCAATTCGAACTATTAGTTTCTCATATGGAGTTAATTTATACTCTTTTGCAGGAACAAACATACCCGATTGAGACATTATTACCGATAATGCCACACTCTTCAATAATGAAGATTTTCCTACAGAATTTACACCATATAACAAATAACTATTATCAAAACCAAGCACAATATCATTCGGAACAAATGCTATCCTTTCATTCCTCAGTAATTGTTCTATCATTGGATGGCGAAGCTGCTTCGCACTAATACCACTATCTTCAGAATCAACCAGAACAGGACGAACATAATTCCAATCAATCGCTACTGTTGCATAAGAATAATATACATCCATCCAAGCCATTGAATCAATAATTGTCATCAAACATTCATCATAATATTTCTCATACCAACCAATCACCTTCTCCTTTACTAACTTATTTGTCAAACTATCTATCTTATGCTTCAAATACACAATATCCTCCGTTTTTTTACGAGTAATATCAGAAGTAATTTTAACCTGAGATGTATTACTCGAAAATTTAAGGCTTTTTGCATGTTCTTTTGACAAATATGAGCCGATAACATCTCGGCACGCAAGGCTGCGCTTTCCATCAATATATGACTCAATCCCTTTCTTCAAGGCAGTAGCTCTTTTTTTTGTAGTCTCAAAAAAATACCCATCTTTTTCAGTATTACGCAAATGTATTGTTTCACCACTCAAAGTACATAAATCACTACGAATGTTTTCCAAATCTTCAAAACATTTATCATAACTATTATACAATTCCTCTAAATCTGGACATATTCCTTCATTAAATACATTACCTTTCCCATTTCTACAAGAATCAATACAAAATTCTGCCTCTAATTCTGAAGAATAATTCTGAAATTTCTGAAAAATATCTTCATCTGGAATCCAATGTGGTTTATCTGAATATCCCAATACAATAGTTAACAATGTAATAATACGATTATTCATATCATAAATCTTAGGAACATCTGAATAAGCATCAATACGTCCGATTGCAAAACGACGATATAAACGTTCCAGATCATGAATATGAAGATGCTTCTTAATGTCAGTTAACAAAGTTCTGTTTTTTACAAAGAATTCTACGGCATCATATCGCTCGTTTAACACATCTATTTCACAAGAGGGGTGACGTATTAGATAAAATAGCTTCTTCTTACCAGAACATGTTAACGTCTTATTTATAAACCTCATCAGATTGTCTTTCTCATTAGAAAATACCTGCAATTTATTAAAAGCATTGTTATATGTTGCCAACTCTGTATTTTTAGATTGCGAAATATATTTAGGACGAGACAAGTTTTTAACAAAATCTGGGTGATGATCTTTTAAAAAATACAACATCAACAACATATTACCTATATCTTGTTTGGCTACATTCTCCAAATTAAGATTATCATAAATTTCTTCATAAATGTTATGATATTTCGAGAAAAAATTCTCAAGTAAATCCTTATGATTTTTGTGATTCAAAATTTCATCTTTCGCTTTAGATACAGAGATTACATCATTATGTACTAATTTTGAAGTACCAAAATTTGGTAATTTAATCTCTTTGTTACTAATGATATTCAATAGTAGTTCATTCGCCCTGTAAGTATCCATTAAATCGTAAATCTTTTCATATAATCTCTCAATTGAATCGCCGGGAGTTTGTTCAATTTCTATGATGCGAATATCTCCTCTATTTGTATCTGAAACACTCATATACATATACCAATCATCTCCATCAGATTCTACTAAAACAGATGCCAAAATAGCATCATCTTCATCATTATCACTATCTAAATTACAACCAGGCGATATAATACGAGTTACTTCACGCTTTGCTGGAGTCGTATTTGTTACTTGATCTACATATACAATCGTATAACCGTTTGAAATTAGCTTCTTTTCATGCCGCTTGTAACTAATAACATTTACACCAGCCATATAATGACCCTCCTTCTTCTTACTAACACGAAAACCTAGAATCTCCTCACATACTTTTATTTGTTCTGTATCTCTTTCATCCCCTGGTGCATAAACTTCATAAAAACTTCCACATTGCATAAGCACGATTGTCTTATGACCATACTTATTTCTATATTTATCTGTTAGTCTACAATATTCTTCCAAAATATTAGGCATTTTATGTTTTGTCTCTTACGTATATTTATAGAACTAGTCTTATGTTCATTTAAGACTAATCAAATGTACGTAAATTATGAGCATACCAACCAGGACAACAACTTGCAAATAAACAAGTCCGCATACTAAACCCATTATCATTGGCATATGCTTCTCCAGACAATCTTATTTCTCTAACTTCCCATACTGTTCGTTTATAAGGAAAAAATTTAGTCACTTGATCTACATATACAACAGTATAACCATTGTATAGCATTCTGTTCTCATAATATTTGTACATGTTATATCTAAAGCCAGATGCTATTTTATCATTCTTTTCTTCTACACTAAGACGAAGGATATCTCTACAAACTTTAATTTGTTCCTCATCGTGTCTATCCGCATATACTTCATAAAAATTACCCACTTGTAGTAGAACAATAGTATACTTACCGTACTGATTCCTGTATTTATCTATTTGTGTAGCATATTCATCAGTTATAGTAGTCATATTCTATTAATATTCATCCATATTTTTATGAAAGTGCGTCTATTTTAATAATATAAGGTTATTGCTAATAATATTTATCATGTCCTTCGTAGAAGCAAAAGATGGTGAGGTTGATTATCTTGATGTTGATACTCAAATTCCCGGACAACAATACGTATGCATTTCATTTATTTCCCCTGAAAAGGTTCTCATACAAAAGGACCAATTTATAATGAAAAAATTTATTAAATCTTTAACTGATGAAAGTGGTAATGTCGTAATTAGTGCCGATGAATTTGACACAAAATATGCTGATTATATTGCTTTAAATTCAGAAGAAATTGAGCAAGAATTTCATAAAGAATCCGGATTCCAAACAACAATGCGAGGTGTTAAAATTCGTGGAACGTATAATACCTATGATGAAGCTACTCAACGTGCTAAAATTCTTCAATCGAGTGATAGAGATTTCCATGTATTTGTTGGACAAGTTGGATACTGGCTACCATGGGATCCAAATGCCGATAATATTTCCGATCAACAATACATGGAAAAAGAACTAAATGAACTCATGTCGAATTACAAATCTAATCAATTACAGCGAGACATGTTCTACCAAAATCAAGTTGATGAACAGAGAAAACGAGCACAAGAGGAAACAGAAAAGAAAAAACAAAAGATTAAAGAAGAGGAAGCCGCACAAGAATAAAATTTTAAAATTTATTCCGAATACTTTCCATTGTTTTTGCAGCTATCTGTATATCATCAAATATTTGAATAAAATCTTTCCAACTAATCCAGAATAAACCATCCGCATCACTCGTCCAATTTAGTTTTTTTGCTATTTCAGGATGTTCTTTCCACTTTGAAGAACTATCACACCAATCAAGAAGACTTTCGTGGCTATTTCCCCAGGGATTTCTTAACTGAACTAATTTTATATTTCCGTCCTCAAAAACTCGGAGTAAAGAGTATGCGTGCCTCTCGATTAAACCATCATCTCTTGCCTTTTCCATTTCTTCTCCGTGTATTGAAGCCGCAATAACATAATTTTTATTATCACAATCTTTCAAATATTTAAACATATCTTCTGTATTACTTGTCTTTTTAGTTGAACGAATCCACATCTTTTGAAAGTTCCATGGATCTTCTTTTAATTTTTTTAGAGCTGGAGCTCTTTTTGTCCATTTATCATCTTTACTTTTACACCATAACTCCAGATCTTCACATCCTGTCAAAACCATCCATGCCAGAACTGGATATCCACCACATAATTTAGTATAAGAACCCGACACCTTTGCCAATGCCTTCTCTAAAAGTAGTATATACATTTCATTTTCGTTGGGCTGAGCAAAAAGAGGTCTTGGGATGTCATACCATTTCTTCTCAGCACATGGTATACGATCATCTATTGTTATAACTTCCCAACTTTTAGAAGAAATATTATATAATTTAATCTCATATTTACCTTCATCTGAAATTTTGTTTGTTTTGAAAATATTTTCCTGAAAAAAATTTGGAAACTCAGCAAGGGTGGATATAGCACATAATAACCAACAATCACCAAGACTCCCCTGTAATACGTCATTTGGTTCAACATTATGAAATAAAACCATCTCAGCACACTGAGGCTGTAATTTGCTTGCTCTTATCCAACATATATTTTCAAATTTTTTATCACCAATCGATATTTCATTCGCCGGAAAGTCTTTATCCAAAAACATATCCAAATCCTTATCTGTATTCAAATAGTCTGAATCACAATTGTAATATGGTTTTACAACAATCCCAGCTTTTTTCCAATCCGCCAATTCAGGTGAAATAACATCACTATCTTTACTCTTCATATACATATAATTTGAACCAGGATTTACACCTATACCCCAACAATATTTATTACGATACAAATACTTCTTGTCTTCCTCATTGTAATATACGCATCTGTCCTGTGACATTTTTTTTATTTTTCTATAACCGCCTCTAATGTTGTAATATTTTGAATATACTATTATCGAATCAGGAGGTTTATACTCTACCGATTTATCATTCTCTTCATTAAATAAAGTACATTTCTCTACATACATTTCCTCATCTTGTATCCATTTTCTTGAACTATCTAAAACATTCCATGTTCCTTTTGCCAAAATATCCCCTGATTTAGAAAACGCCCTGAACGAAAGACTATTTAATCTTGTTCCAATCACATAAAACTCTGGACGAACTTTATATATATACATTCCTGACTCTACATTACTAAACAGATCCTCACCAAATTTACCCTTTTTTGATAGACAACTATATTTGCCAGATATTTTTCTACCACTATATTCTTTAGAACATTTTACAATAATCCACATATTAGTAAGTATTACCAAAACATAGATTTTCTTATATTTTAAATTATTTCAATAATTAATGAAAAATACTACAGACTTGTTTTCAGATATCTCTATCATATTTCTAATTGTTGTTATCGGGTTTTTAATTCCAATTATGTGTAGAAGAAATACTGTCGAGAATTTTTACGGAAAAAAAGGGGGTTGTGCAAAAAAAATCAATAGAATGTCGAAAAAAATTTCAAGAATGGAACGAAAAAAACAAAAACAAAAAGCTAGATGTAACCGTCGTATTAATAAATGTTCTTCACAAAAGAATGACATAAAAGAAAAAGTTAAAACATGTAAAACCGACCTAAAAGACAGTCGTGATTCTACTCAAACATGTAAACAAAATAAATACAATATGAAACAAAAACTTAATGCACAACTTCAAAAAAAACGAGAAGAGCTTCGCGAACAAAGAGCCGAGAATAGACGTCTTGCTACAGAAAAACAATTATGTGAGGTATTAGTTCAGGAAAAAGAGGAAGAATGTAAAGTTCTTGCAGATAGAATTGAAAATAATCGCTCGGGTACATTTACTGCTGATACACTCTAATTATTATCATCAATAATAATAATGAAATTACCTATCTGTATTAATGCGGTTATTGTATTCATCTTTGTTATTCTATTAACCAATATACTCTATAATACAGAATCATTTTACGGAAGAAGAAGACGCCGCCGCAGACGCGCCGCTACCGCTAAAGAAAAAGAATTTAAATGTATGGAGGCAGCTCTCGCAGGCGAGTGCGGCGGACTACAAATCGAAGTAGTTAAGGGGAATCGCAAGCCCATTGCTAGAAACAAGCGCAATTGGATCTTGTGGCGTGAGTGTGCTCCCTATAAAACCTGTCAGAAACTCGATTCCATCAAGAAAAAGGAGCGAAATCAAAATAGAAAAGTATGTCAGCATAAAATGACTGTAAAAAAAGCTCAACATAAGGATAAAATAGCCAAACTGAAAATTCAACACCAATATAGTACGGATCAAATGAAACAGGATTATGAACAACAAATTGAGAAACTTGACGAAGATATAACGCAATATGAATCTAACTTACTTGATAGAAATATAGAAATTCAAAGACTTGGTGAAGAAATTGTAGACAAGCAAAATAATATAGACGAAATCACAGCACAATATGCCCATCTTGAAAGTGATATTAAAGCGAAACGTACACAATCATTCTCTCGGCAACAATTATAAATAATTTAATAGATTAATTATGCCTGTTAATAAAAGACGTACATTGAAAAGAAGAAATTCTAAAAAAAAGTCTACTAAAAAACTTAAGAGAATATCTCGTGGCGGTACTAAAAATCCTCAAGATGACGACTCTACTGTAATATTAGACCCAATCACTGGAAATACCATGTTTTTTCCAACTAAAGCACAAGCCATTAAATACAACCGTGATCGTTCTAAGCTAAAACATTCTCCAAAAAAAAGTGCTGCAAGAAAAATCAACACCTTATTCCGTAGAAAATCATCTATATCATCTACCTCATCTGATTCAGATAAAACAAAAGAGAATAGTCTACCAAAAAAGTCAACTCCGAATACTACACCAAGTCCACTAACTCCACTACTCGGCACAATGGCAAATGCTTCATAAAATTTAAAATATTAGTAAATAACTAAATACGAATGAATACAGTTGATACAATGAATGATTATAATTATACCGCTACAACACGATTTTCAAGAGAAGCTTTATGTCCAACTGATGATAAATTTTGCGAAGATGTACAATGCAAATGGGTGTGTAATCAAAAAGCCGAATGTAAAATGGAATCAAGACCCGTATGTGAAGTACCAAAATGTCGTGTAATATGTGATCCACCAAAAACACCACAATGTACTGTTAGAACCTCAGCACCTGTATGTAAAACTGTCTGTAAAAAAGTTGATGGATGCTATTCATGTTCAAACGTATGTCAACCACTTAAATCATGGCTTGAATGCGTTAAACCTAAGCCATCCTGTCAAGTTAAATGTGATCCACCAAACTGTAAAAAAGAATTTGAACTACCAAAAACTGGTTGCGCAAAACCAACATGCAAACTCGTATGCCCACCATCAAGAGATGGTTCTTTTTCATATACAAGTGCTAATCTTGACACATTTAATAACAAAACGAACTAAAATCATTTATTAGTTACACATATGAAGAATACAAAAAACGATATTATTATAAAACCTACTCCAATATGAAATAGTCTATTATCAACCCAAAACACCTCTTTTAATATCTTAAATAACTCTATTAATTTATCCCACCATTCACCATATTTTAAATCGTCGTATCTCTTGAAATCTAATAATTCCAAAATTATTTTATTCCATGTTAGTACAAATTCATCTATTAACTGCCGGACAGATATATCCAGAAATGGGTTTTCACTTTCTTTTTCATCAATAAAATCCTCTGGTAAGTCGGTAGATTTGAACTTTTTTTGTCGTTTTATTTCCTCTAATTCTTTACGCATCCTAATCTTACTATCTTCTACAGATGTATCTAATAATGAATTCGATTCATCTTTTGTTTCCTCCAATACCGTATAGGATGTTTCCAATACCATTGTAATTCACTTAGAAAATAATTTCCATTCTTTTTTACATATATCATATACCTGCGATACCTTTTAAAGCTACTTCCGCATCCTCTGTAGGTAAAACACCGCTTACACCTATCGCACCCACACAATATTCATCTATAAATATTGGCTCTCCTCCCCCCAATACCGTATGACCGGCTGCCAACAAAGCCGGGCGAATACCATTTACCGCATTTTCTAAATCCAAAGTCGGTTTACGAAATAATGCTGCCGTTTTTGCCTTATTTTTTGCAAGCTCCGCTGATGCTGGAAATGCACCATCAAGTCGTGTAAAACATAAAGGTACACCAGCAGGATCTACTATACAAATCGCAACTTTCCAATTAGCATCTAATGCCGCCTTTTCTGCTGCCTTCAATATCTTATTCGCTAAATCACTATTTAATGTTGGAGGGGACAAATTACTTATTGTTTCATTATACTCATTTATCATTCTATTAACCATAAATACCGTATTCTGCACATATTTTACATTCGATATACCTTGTCCACACCCATATATTTTCGACCAAGGCTTTGGCTTATCATTATTTGAACTAAATACATCACTACTATTTTTACTATCTTTATTCGCTATTACATCACTTATTTTCATACCCGCATTTTCTATCGATTTACCCAAATAATTCCCATGAATTCCTGTAAACATATTCGTATTCACTATATCCTCTGATGTAGAATCTATTACCATCTTTTTATAATCATCCGATGCATTCGCATCTGTTGTAGCTATAAAAGGTGAACCTATATACGCAAAATCTGCACCCATCGTTATTGCCGCCGCCACACTTTTACCATTCGAAATCGCTCCAGATAATGCAAGTGGTCCATCAAACCATTCTCTTATCTCTTGTATTAATGCAAACGGCGACAATGAACCAGCATGACCACCTGCTCCCGCTGCAACTGCTATTAAACCATCCGCTCCCTTCTCATAAGCCTTCTTCGCATGTTTATTATTTGTTACGTCGTGTAATACAACCCCTCCATAAGAATGCACCGCATCATTTATTTCTTCCTTCGCACCAAGACTTGTTATCACTATAGGCACTTCATGCTTTACTATTGTTTCCATATCTTGCATCAATCTATCATTTGACTTGTGTACTATCTGATTTACAGCATACAATGGACATTCTATATCATCATTATTTAAACGACTCTTTATCTTCACTAACCAATCATCCAGAGTTGATTCCTTCTTTTCATTCCTTGCATTCAAAGCTGGAAAACTACCAATTATTCCTGCCCTACATTGATTCACTACCAACTCTGGTGTAGAAACAATAAACATTGGTGCAGCTATAATTGGTGCCTTTACATGCCTAAGCATCAAAGCTTTACTTGTCATACAACTTTCTATTCAGTTTTAGTTATCCTTTTTATTCATACGTAACTTCTCCCTTAAAAATCCAGAAGTTCTTGATTTAAACCTCTTATCCTCTTTAATAATACATTTCCATTTCTCTAAATCTCTAAATTTCTCTCTTTGTAGTGCTGATATATTCGGCATTATTTTAACCCTATCAAAATAATCTTATTCTATTATTAAAAATAACTCTAACATATCTATTATGAAGTGTAATATTTCGGAAATCATTAATATCACCAAACACGGTATTATCAAAGATTTGAAGGAAATTAACTTTACAGGCTTTTATATTATCTTTTTTGCTCTTGCCATGGACAAACTAATATTTTCTAGAATCAACCATCTTTTCATTTAAGATTTATTTGCTATATATTTATATACCTATGCAGATCTTTGTGAAAACTTTGACCGGTAAAACAATCACTCTTGATGTTGAACCTTCTGATACGATAGATAATGTCAAACAGAAGATTCAAGATAAAGAGGGAATTCCTCCAGATCAACAAAGGCTTATATTTAGTGGCAAACAATTGGAAGACGGGCGAACATTGGCAGATTATAACGTACAAAAAGAGAGTACTTTACATCTCGTTCTGAGACTAAGAGGAGGACCAGGTGGTGGTGGAAACAACGGTGGTGGAAATGGTGGAGGATGTGATGGATGAGGATAAAAGATATATGCTCAAAGGCTATCAAATCATTGAAATATGACGGTCTACATCGACTAAAAATGATTTAGACTTGACTTAATGATATAATAGCTTTTCTAAATTGCCATACAAAATATGGTCTTAATTAAACATATATAAGGTAACACTAATATATTAGAATAATCCAATTAAGGATTCAAAATTTGGCTTAGTGGTCTAGTGGTATGATTCCTGTTTTGGGTACAGGAGGTCCCGGGTTCAATTCCCGGCTGAGCCCTTTATACTTTTATAGAAGTATCTTTGTTACTTCAGATTAAAATCCTTTTGTGTTAATCGATATCCCCATTGTTGTAATGTTTGTCTTATAACCGGAGATATTGATTCATCATTAAATTTTGCTTTTTTGTCTTTTATCTTATTTATGAGAGCATTTCTAAATCTCCCTTTTGGTCCTGCTAAATTCAACCATCGTTTTATTTGTCTTTTATCATCTTCTGTTCTTCTACCATTATAAAATCTGCAATACCATTGCACCCAACCGTAAGGATCCTGCTCATGAATCCAATCTTTTGATTCCCAGTCTTTTAAAGAAGATCCTGCTTTTACAGAATATCTATTGTACTTCTTGTAGTCTTTTTCGGGATTTACTAATAAATGCTCTGGCACATCTTTCAAAAATTTGAATTCTTTATGTTGATTACTCAATCTTTTCTCCAAAACACCTGAATAAATATCTCTCCAATATCCTCCCCAATCAATAAAACTACCTAATGAAAAAATTTGCTTTGGAGTCAGATTTGGAGTAAATTCAGGATAATCCTTAAACTTCGGCATATTACTTATTTAATTA